CTCAGTTTTGTGGATTTTTGTTCATCATCAGACCCAGTCATAGCAGCTGATCGATGTGTAAACCAAGGTGCAGAGTATCTCAGAAGAGAAGGAAGCATACTAGGAGCAACATGGGTGCAATTACTCAACACTCATTTAATGCTGTTGCAATACCAGTCTATTATATTGTATAGAAAGTATGGCAGCTTGATTTTCAAACGTCCACTGGAACTATTTGGTGCTTTGGAAATAAACCCACTGTTATATGTGATGACCAGTTCTTCCTCATTCAAAATTGACAATTATCGTACAGGTTATGATAATATCGATGACCTGAGCTACTTGCTAATGAGCAATACCAGGAAGTTGAAAAGTGTGACAGTGGGAGAAGACGAGAGCACTGAAATTTCGACCTTTTCTCGTAGTGGCATAGTCGATATAAGAAGGAGACCATCTAAAGTGACAAGACTGGTCACTGAGTTTTTGGACAGATTGAATGACTCAGACTACCTCCCCGTTTATTTGGGTCTCAGAACTCCTCTCAGTTATTTGCTGTCAAATGAGCAAAGGGAGATAGATGATTCCACTTCTTTAGGCAATGCATACAAGTTCCTTTTTGGTCAAACCCCAATGAGTGCCAAGGTGTTCAAAATAAATACCAACATTCTAACTCCTCTGTTAGGAGAAAAATGTTCCAAGAGTGAACTGTTTGAACTTTTCAAATATTATGACGAGAAGATGACATTTTCCATTGATTCTAAGGGCTTGTCTGTCAATGGAGTTAGTGTCAAACTGTCTGTGGGTATATCCAATGTGGCCACAACTCTCAATTCAAAAGATGTGGTCATAAATTACCTCAACGACACAGAAATACACTCTATAGTCCCAATCAAGAGGTTAACACATACCAGAAGGGATGATAGAACTTACATAGATGAGGGCACTCGAAACTTGATGCTAGAAGAGACACTGATACCTTTGACACCTGAAATAATGGGTGGGGAAGTTGGGTCATCATTGAAAGATTATCTCAGGAACAAGATGATAATTGATGAAAAATTGAAAAAAATGTTTGTTAGGTTCCAGAAGTTTGAAGTGACATCATTGGAAGGAGACGATGATAGTAATCTACTGAGTGTGCTACTGAGGTCAAATCTCATAGAAGGCAGTAAAGCAGATCTAAGGACCTCAGCTCTGAGCCTGTCGACTGCGAACATGTACAAGTATTACATGGATCATTTGACTGATACCGAGTCTAACTATGAAGAAGGACTCACCAACCTCATAGAGCTAACAAACCTGTCAGTTACTGGTAGAAAATATGGAGGAATTGATATCACCAGCCTGGTTAATTATCTAATGAATCATAGCAATACCATGTCCGCTACTCAACATAAAACACTCTTGTTGGCATTTTACAATTTTTCAAAAACCATGAAAGCACCCCTGTTGGTCAGAGGAATAAAACTGATGATTTCCAATCAGAGTGCCACTTATGAACCAGGCAGTACTGATTTCACTGTTTATAACCGACCTATGTTGGACAAAAACAACCAGGTCAGCAGCAATGATATAATAATTAGGAAAAGGAATGTGTATGAACATAATGTTCTTATTAGCAAAGATATAGGTTTCACCAGCATAGAATCTAAGACCGACAAGTACAAAACATTGATGATGCCTGATGGTTTTTTTATAATAAAGGTGGTGGATTATAGGAACTTACTCATGATGAGAGCAGTAGCATCAGATGGAACAGACATGGCCATTGGAATCTTTGGCGAAGTTGACACTCCCAAACTAGCTACCATAAAAATGTCTGCTGACGATTACAGAATGCTCATGACCAAAAATGACAAAAATAGATACACAGAGATGTTTGGAAAGTACATGTTCACACCATCGTTCACAATATTGAGAGAACCACAAAATCAGCTGGAAAACGAGACATTGGCTTCTAGAGGAGATTTCATAGAATCCACATTGGAAGCCAATGGTGAACTGACTATAGAAGGACATGACATAGACTGGAACGATGAATTGGAGGAAGAGTTGGATAACATGTCTCAAAGTAAAGTTAAAGATCCAGACAAAGACGTGCCATGGAAAGAAGACTCAGAGTCCGAGTCTGAAGAAGATGAAATATTGGAACAGAGTTCATCGTATAGTCTTTCTTCTAGTGTAGTGTCTATAAACGCAACCAAACATTCCAAATACAATGTCATTAGTGGCTCATCTTCCACTATAGCCACATTGAAACTGGTGTCGGGGTTGAAACTGGAGTATCGAACTACAGCTAGCAGGACTGCGATGTCGTCACTATTAGATGATGTGGAGAGGTTGGATGATTTCGAGCGATTTTGGTGCTTAAATCTATTGAAGGGAGTGGTG